GACGAGACGATTATACTGACGGAACAGTTAGAATAAAAGTTAACTCACCGTCTCCATAATGAGGAGAAAATTTTATGGCTAACACATCAGCAATTTGTAACTCTTTTAAACAAGAGGTATTAGTAGCGACACACAATTTTACAGCTTCGACTGGAAATACTTTTAAATTAGCTTTATTCGATTCAAGTGCAACTTTAGGAGCAAGCACAACAGCTTATGGTACTTCTGAAGAAATAACTGGAACTGGTTATACAGCTGGTGGAAAAACTTTAACAAGTGTTACTCCAGTTTTAGATTCATCTACAGCAGTATGCGATTTTGGAGATATCTCTTGGACGTCTGCAACATTTACTGCTAATGCATGTTTAATTTATAATTCTAGTGCATCAAACAAAGCAGTTTGTTCTGTAGCTTTTGGAGGAGACAAATCTGTTTCTTCTGGAACTTTCACAATTCAATTTCCCGGCGCCGCAGCGACTACAGCTATCGTTCGAATAGCATAGGAGGGTCACAGTGCCCGACGTTTCAGAAGGATGGGGCCGACTAACCTGGGGACAGGCTGGTTATGGTCAAGCGACTACTATTAAAGAAGGTTGGGGACGTCTTACATACGGATCACAAGCTTATGGTGATTCACCTACCGTTACACTTTCTGGAGTATCAGCCACAGCTTCTGTTGGTGCGCCAACAATAGAAGTTAGACCTGGTTGGGGTACTCTTGACTGGGGTGAAAATGGTTGGGGTAGTGTTGAAGAAGGAATTGAAAATCTAGTTGGTATTGGAGTAACATCTAGTGTTGGTGCTATTACACCTGCTGATGTAGTTGGACTAACTGGAATTTCTGCAACTTCAAGTGTTGGAACTGGTATTACTTTTGTTATTTCACCTACAATTACACCAGATGGTCAAGTAGCAACTGCTTCAGAAGGTCAATTAAGTTTAAATGATGGTGCTGATCATGTTCAAGGTTTAGCAACTTTAGTAGCAACAACTGCAGTAGGATCAATTACTCCTGCTGATGCAATCGGAATTAGCGGTGTATCTGCAACTTCTAGTGTAGGACCAGATTTAGTTATAACAGATACTCAAGTAGTAGATCTTCAGGGTCTTGCTGCTGGATCAACTTCAAGTATAGGATCAGTAATAACTGAAGTTGAATACATATTATCAGGCCAGTCTGTAACCTCTGCAGTAGGGTCAATTAGCCCTGAAGATGTTATGGGATTGACAGGAGTATCAGCAACTATTAGTGTAGGAAATGTTGCACCTTTAGGATATGCAGATGTTGATATTGACGGAAATACAAGTTATAGTGATGTCAATAAAACAAATAGTGCAAGTTATTCCGATGTTGACGTCAGTGGCGAAACATCGTATACAGATGTAACGCACGCGGCTTAGGAGAAAAAATTTATGGCTTCATCATATACGGCACTTGGTGTTGAATTAATGGTAACTGGCGAAAATGCCGGAACTTGGGGAACAAAAACTAACACCAATTTACAACTTTTTGAACAGATATCTGGTGGTTATCTTGTTCAAACTTTAAATGCAGGTGGTACAGGTGTTAATACTACAGCTTTAGATGTAGATGATGGTGCATTAACTGGAACTGCATGTAATAGAGTTATTATTTTAGGAGCAGAATCTGCTCAAGCAATTGCAGGAAACAAAACTGTAACAATTCCAAACGATGTAGAAAACTGGTACTTAGTAAAAAATAGTACGAGTGGTTCTTACACAGTAAATTTTAAATACGCTACAGGAACAGGTGATTCTGTCACTTGGGCAACAACTGATAAAGGTTGGAAAATTATTTATGCTACAAAAAATGATGGAACTAATCCAGATATAGCAGAAGCAACACTTGGTGGATTACCAGGTGGTTCAGATACACAAGTTCAATACAATGATTCAGGATCATTTGGTGGAGATTCAAATTTAATTTGGAACTCTTCAACTGGATTAAATATTGGTTCTCAGAAAGAAATAAGACTTCAGGATACCACTGGAGGCGAATACATAGGTCAGAAAGCATCAGGAACAACTACGTCTTATACTTTGACGTGGCCAGCAGGCGTAGCCGGAGGAAATGGTTACGTTTTAAAATCAACAACAGGTGGAGTTTTATCTTGGGCTGAATTAGAAGCCGGTGGAACATCATGGCAAGCAGTTAAAACAGGAAACTATACAGCGTCAGCTGGTGAAGGTGTTTTCTGTAATACTACTTCCGGATCTTTTACTTTAACTCTACCAGCATCACCATCGATCGGCGATGAAGTTTCGTTTATAGACTATGCAGGCACTTTTGATTCTAATGCTTTAACTATTGGGAGAAATAGCGAAAAAATCAATGGAGCAACAGCAGACCTAACAGTTGCAGTAGAAAGAGCTGCAAACACTTTAGTCTACACAGATGGAACTCAGGGCTGGTTACTGAAGAGTAAATAATCATGGCTTCTTATAAAGAAAGTGTTGGAACAGCAGTTACCAACTATGCAGGAAATAATCCTGGTGTCGTGGATGGTGAAGTTTGGTATGATAGCACTAACAAAGATTTCAAATATCAATATCCTACTGTAACTACAAGTGGTTCTTGGAGAAGTGGTACAAATTTAAACACAGCTAGAAGACATATAGATGGCGCAGGAACTTCTACAGCTGGTTTAGCTATTGGTGGATATGTAGGTCCTGCAGCTACAGATAAAACAGAATCTTATAATGGAACAGCCTGGACAGAAGTAAACGATTTAGGAACTGCAAGATATGGAGGCGGTGGTTTTGGTACACAAACTTCAGCATTGTTAGGTGGGGGAGGTTATCCTTATAAAGCAAATACAGAACTTTGGAATGGAACTAATTGGACTGAAGTTAATGATTTAAATGCGGCTAAAGGATCAGGTACAGGAGCAGGAGCTGATAATACTGCAGGTATAGTTGCTGGAGGAGCCCCTGCACCCACAGCTGCACAAACAGAATTATGGAATGGAACAAACTGGACTGAAGTAAATGACTTAGGGACAGGAAGATATAACACTGCAAGCAGTAAGGGTACATCAACTTCAGCATTATTGTTTGCTGGAAGAACTCCACCCGGAGGAACTACAGCAGCTATTAAAACTTTTACAGAGTCTTGGAATGGAACAAACTGGACTGAAGTTAATGATTTAAATTTAGCCAGATATGGACTCGGAGGAGCCGGAGCCGATAATACAGCAGCATTAGGATTCGGAGGTTATGCTACTCCACCAAATGGTCTTGTTGGAAATACAGAAGTATGGAATGGAACAAACTGGACAGAACAAGGTGATTTAAGCACAGCTAGAGAATACATAGGTGCCGCAGGTACTTCAACTAGTGCATTAGCTATAGGTGGAGATACTTCTGCACCAGGAGGTACAAGCACTAATGCTACTGAAGAATGGGTAGGTGCCGGTCAACCAGTTGGTGCGTGGTCTTCAGGAACTAGTATAAATACTGCTAGATCTGGAGCTGGAGGAACAGGAACTTCTACATCTGCTCTAGGTTTTGGTGGAACTTCAACAGCCCCAGCTAAAGTTGGAAACACAGAATCCTGGAATGGAACTATCTGGACTGAAGTAAATGATTTAAATCAGGCAAGAGCAAACGTGGGATCAGCTGGTACAGCTAATACTGCGGCTTTGTGTTTTGGTGGAGATCAAGGTCCTCCAACAACTTATAATGCTAATACAGAAACTTGGAATGGAACTAATTGGACTGAAGTTAACGATTTAAACACTGCTAGATATGGTTTAGGTGGAGTAGGAACACCATCTAGTGCTTTAGGTTTTGGAGGTTTTATACCTGGTAATGAAACAACTAATACAGAACTTTGGAATGGAACTAACTGGACTGAAGTAAATAACTTAAACACAGAAAAAGGTTCTATGGGTAGTGCAGGAACAGATAATACATCTGCTTTGTCAGCTGGAGGTGATGGACCTGGTGCTCTTTCACAAACAGAATCTTGGAATGGAACAAACTGGACTGAAGTTAATAATTTAAATACGGCTAGGTGGATTTTATCAGGAATGGGAACTCAAACAGCTGCTCTAGTGTTTGGTGGATGGACTGGAACTGCCACTGTGGCAAAGACAGAAGAGTGGAATGGAGCAAGTTGGGTAGAAGTTGCAGATTTAAGTACAGCTAGATATCAAATAGGATCAGCTGGAAACGCAACATTAGGTTTAGGTTTTGGTGGTAATGATAATACTTCTGCGGTAGCAACAACAGAAGAGTGGAGTTCTAGCTCAATTACTGTTAAAACATTAAGCGATTAATAAAAGGAGGAAAAAACTATGGCAAAAACATATCAATACTGTGTAGCTGAAAACTGGGGAAAGGGATTTATCGATCATGATGAATCTCAAAGAATCACGTTTTGCAGCTTTCCTGGAAATGTTTGGCAAGTTCCTGCATACAATAAACATGGCAATCTTTGGATTGCTAAGGTTGCAGGTGTTGTTAAAACTAAGGATGAAGCACAAGCGATTGTTGATGCAGAGGTTCAAGCAGCGCAAGCTGCGTGGGATGCTCTACCTGCGGAAGAAAAAGCACCAGCAGTAGAGAATAACCAAAGACCTTCTGACATAACATTAGAGGACTAAAATTAAATGGCTACATACTTAGGCACACATGGTAGTAAAATTCAAACCTACACTACGGATCCCGATAATCCGAATACGGGAGAGGTGTGGTATAATAATACTGATAAGGTATTAAAGTTTCAATATCCAGCTACGACTACATCTGGTTCATGGAGCACTCTTAATAGTTTAAACACAGCTAGAGATCAAATTGCGGGTGCAGGAACTACAACTTCTGGATTAGTTTTTGGAGAAAACTTTGGAGGAGAAACAGAATCTTTTAATGGTTCAAATTGGACTGAAGTAAACGATTTAAATACGTCAAGAAGAGCTTTAGCAGGAGCTGGTGCTTCAAACACAGCCGCATTGGCTTTTGGTGGTAACCTAGCTGCACCATCACCTAATGCTTCTACTGCTGCTACAGAAACATGGAATGGAACTAACTGGACAAGTGTTAATAGTTTAAATCAATCAAGAGTTTTTGGAAGTGGAACTGGAACTAATACAGCTGCTTTAGCAATAGGTGGTGCAACAGGTAGTGGAGGTAATCCTCCTATATCTGCAGAAACAGAATCATGGAATGGAACGAATTGGACAGAGGTAAATGATTTAAATGCTTCTAATAGTAATATGGGTGCAGGAGGGACTTCTACATCAGCATTATCTTTTGGTGGAAATGGCCCAACAGGAGCAACAGAACTTTGGAATGGAACTAATTGGACTGAAGTTAATGATTTAAACACTGCTCGATTAGCTGTAGGTGGTGCTGGATCTGATAACACAGCGTGTGTAGCTTTTGGTGGAAATCGACCTCCACCTGTTGGAGCTTTAACAGAAGTTTGGAATGGAACTAATTGGACTGAACAAGGAGACATGGCTAATGCAAGATCATATTTAGGATCTAGTAAAGGCAGTAACACAGCAGCTTTAGCTATGGGTGGTAGTAATACAACTCACGCAGAAGAATTTACAGGTGCAGGTCAACCAATCGGTGCTTGGGGCACATCAACTAGTATGAATACAGCTAGAGCAGCGATGGGAAATGCTGGAGCAACATCAACAGCAGCTTTAGCTTTTGCTGGATACACGGGACCTCCAGATACTAATCATAATGAAACAGAATCTTATAATGGAACTAGCTGGACAGAATTAAATAATATAAATACGGCTCGTTATGAATTGGGAAGCAATGGAACAAGCACATCTGCTTTAGGTTATGGAGGAAGAACACCTACAGCTCAAAGTATAACAGAACTTTGGAATGGTACAAATTGGACAGAAGTAAATGATTTAAATTCAGGAAAATATCAACTTGCTGGAGCAGGAACAGATAATACAGCAGCTTTATCAATTGGAGGAAGAAAAGCTCCAGGAAGAACAAACGAAACAGAAACTTGGAATGGAACGAATTGGACAGAAGTAAACAATTTAAATACTACAAGAGGTTCGTTAGCAGGAACAGGAACAAACACAGCAGCATTAGCAATAGCTGGAGATGCACCTCCTGGAGTTGCAAATGTAGAACTTTGGAATGGATCAAACTGGACAGAAGTTAATGATGTAAATAGTGCAAGAGAAGATTTAGCTTCTACAATGCAGAGTTCAACAACTGCTATGGCTTTTGGTGGAAATTCACCTATAGTAGCATTATCTGAACAATGGAATGGTGCTAGTTGGACAGAAGTTGGTGATTTAAATACTGCTGTTGATTTTAATGCTGGAGCAGGTTCTGATAAAAACAATGCATTATCTTTTGGTGGAGAAGGGCCTCCAGGAGCTCAAACAAATGCAACAGAAGAGTGGAGTACAACATCAACTGCAACTAAAACGGTAGATACGGATTAATTATGGCAACATACAAAGAAATACGAGGAACACAAATTGAAGCGGTAGCAACCGATCCATCAAATCCTGTTGAAGGACAAATTTGGTATAATACAACTTCTAATGTTTTAAAAGGTCAAGCAACTACGACTGCTGGATCTTGGGCTACTGGTGGAGCTTTAAATACAGGAAGATATGGTCTTGCAAGTGCAAAAATGGGGACACAAACTGCTGCATTAGCTTTTGGTGGAGGTGGTCCATCTGGTCCACCTTATTGGACAACAGTCACTGAAACTTATGATGGAACAAGTTGGACAGAAGTAAATGATATGAGTACTGCAAGAGCTTATGGAGCAGGATTTGGAACACAAACTGCTGCAATATCAGCGGGAGGTAATGCTCCTCCAGGAGTTACAGCTAATACAGAATCTTATAATGGAACTAATTGGACAGAAGTTAACGATTTAAATAATGCTAGAACACAACTAGCTAGTGGAACAGGACCCTCTACTGCTGGATTAGTTTGTGGTGGTTATACTCCTTCACCTGATACAGCACATGATTATACAGAATTATGGAATGGAACTAACTGGACAGAAGTAAACGATTTAAATAGTTCAAAGTATGGTATAGGAGGTGCAGGAACCTCTACAGCAGGTTTAGCATATGGTGGAGCAAACCCTGCAGTAACTGACACTGAAACTTGGAATGGAACTAACTGGACAGAAGTTAATAATTTAAATAATGCAAATAAATCTTCGACAGGAGCAGGTCATACTAATACAGCAGCTATGTGTATTGGAGGAGGACCCGCTCCTAATGTAAAGACAGAATTATGGAATGGAACGAACTGGACTGAAACAACAGATAGAAGTATTGCTAGAGAATATTTAGCAGGAGCAGGAACAAATGCAGCAGGTGCGCTAGCTTTTGGTGGACAACCATCATCTCCAAATGGTGTACAAACAGAAGAATGGACAGGTGCAGGTGCTGGAGTAACTAGAACATTTGACGACAGTTAAGACTTGTAATATATTTTAAATAGTATATATTAGTTTTAATTATAAAGGATAAAGCTATGAAAAAAGACGTTAAAGAAGTTATAAAACAAGAAGAACCACATTTAAATAATCTATTAACTAAAGAAGATCTATCCTCTTTCAAAGGAATGGTAGATGAGTTAAGAGATACTTGGACCAAGAAACAAATGTTTCGAACAGAAACAGAAGCAAGGTTTTCTGTACTACAGGACAATCGTTATCCAACTAAAGCTGCAAAGTATTGGCAGTGTGTTAGAGAACAGTCATCATACTTAGATAACTTAATGACATTATCATTTGATTATAGAAGAAACGAAGCAAAAATAACTTGGTTAGAAAAGAAAATAGATAAAGAAGAAGACGAATACAAGAGAACTAAATATCAAATAGACTTAGACGAATGTAGATTTGCAAAAGCTTCTATGGAAAAAGTTGCAAGACATAGAATGCGTGAGATTAAAATGTGGTCTAAATTAAAAAAAGAATTTAACGATGGATCATTTAATGACAAAGATGTTAATCAACATCAACTAGAATCATATGGACTACAATACCATGAGAAAGCAAAAACATTAAATGCCAACTCATCTGAATCTGAAATATTTAATGTTATGGGTCAATTACAATCACTACAGAGAATTAAAAAATCTGGGGAATTAGAAAGCAGTTATCAAGAGAAAGAACAAATTACCCAACATGGAAAACCAAAAGCGTAAGTTATTCTTTTTAATTGCATTACCTAGATCGGGCAATACTTTATTTGCAAGTATTATGAATCAGAATCCTGAAATAGCTACAACAGCTAATTCGGTAACTTTAGAGATAATGAAACATATTTATTTAATAAAGACAACAGATACTTTTCAAAACTTTCCTGACCACAAATCTTTAGATAATGTTTTAGATAATGTGTATAATTTATATTACAAAGACTGGCCCCAAAGAATAATTATAGATCGTGGACCTGTATTAACAAGCGGTACTCCTGGAAATTTTGAATTGATGAAAAAACATTTTAAATATGAATTCAAATGTATTATTTTATTAAGAGATTTAATGGATGTGTTTGCAAGTTATATGCAATGGTATACGGAAAACCCCGATGCTTTTCCGAATAGATATGGTTTAAAGAATGATGAAGAAAAATTACGACAATTAATGAGAAAAGATGGTGCTATTGTAAAAGAAATTAAATCTATTCAAACTGCATATAAACATCCTGAAATATGTCATTTTGTAAAATACAATGATATAGTTGCAAATCCTGAACAAGAGTTTAGAAAAATATATAAATTTATAGATGAACCTTATTTTAATCATCGCTTTGATAATTTAGATCAAGTAAAAATAAATGGTTTATCTTATGATGATAAAGTAGTTGGAAACAATATGCATAAACTGTTTGCTGGACCAGTTAGAAAAGTATATAATCCATATATAGAAAAAATTCCAGAAAGTATAAGAAAAGAATATGGACACATCAGATTTTAAATTTAATTTTGTATTTTTAGGTCAATCTGTTTTAAAATATCAAGTGCCTCTTGATATATTTAGGGCAATTAATAGTATTTATGAACAGAACTTTCATAATTTAGCACCAGCTAATGGACAATTGGTAGGTAAAATAGAGAATGAACATTCTTTATTTTATGATGGAGCTGATCAAACAAAGATGAAAAATCATAATAAGTTACCCCAAAATGTAACCGATTATTTTCTGAAAATGTTCAAACATTATTTAGCGTTTAATAGAATAAAAGAATATAAATTACATCTTAATTCTATCTGGGTTAATGAAATGAAACAACATGAATATAATCCAGCACACATACATAGAGGAATGTTATTTACAGGTTTATCAAGTGTTATGATTTTAAAATTACCATCAACTTATGGTAAAGAATATTCAGCAAGTCACATACAACAAAATGGTAGACTACAAATATTAGGTGCAGCTAATGGTCAGTTTGCAAAGATAGATTATCAGCCACCAATGGATCTTAGAGATTTTTATGTATTTCCCTATGATATGAGACACTGTGTATATCCCTTCAATGGAACTAATGAAACTAGAAGAACACTCGCTGCAAATTGCGACGTAGACTTTGATCCAATAAAAAATAGAGGTGCTACGTAATGGATAAACAATTTTACATAGATAATCATATAGGTGTATTTAAAAATTTTATACCAAACAAATTAATAAATGATTATGTCGATTATTTTAATAAATGTGAACAACAAGGTGCTATCAATCCAAGAAAAGTAGATGAAACATTAATATCAGATAGTGGAATTGATACTATACGAGATTCAAATGTTTCTATGACCTATGTTAACAAACCTTTTATAGAAGGATTTTTTAAAGAAGTATATCCTTTGTACGTTAAAAAATATTCTTATTTAAAACAATTAGCTAAACATCATATACTTGAAGTTAAGATACAAAAAACCAAAGTTGGTGAAGGTTATCATTTTTGGCACTGTGAGAGTGCTGAAATGAAAGCACGAAATAGAATAGTAGCTTTTATGGTATATCTTAACGATGTAGCAGAGGGTGGAGAAACAGAATTTTTATATCAAAAGTGTAGATTCAAACCAGAGAAAAATACTATGTTAATCTGGCCGGCGCAATTTACACACGTTCATAGAGGCAACCCTCCTTTATCAAACGATAAATATATAATAACGGGATGGGTAGAATACGGATATTAATATGTTAACAGAACCACGATGGAAATCTTTTATAGTAGAAACAACTACACCAATATTTACTCCTAAACAATGTCAAATGATTATTGATGCAGGAAGAAGTGAACCTAGAAATGATGCTGGAGTTGGAAGTGATAAAGGTATTAAAGGTGGAGTAGTAGATACTAAAACAAGAACCTCACATATAAGTTGGATACCATTTTCTAAAATGAATGACATGTATAAAGATATAGAAAAAATTATGAAAACTACAAATAATAATCATTTTGGTTTTGATGGAATGACTATAAATGAAATGGCACAGTACACAGAATACCCAGAAGGAGGGTTTTATGAGTGGCATGTAGACAACGATGTGAACATGCAACACGAACCACCTGTGCGAAAAATATCTATGACTTGTTTGTTATCTCCTGAAACAGAGTTTGAAGGTGGTGATTTAGAACTTCAAAGTGAAGGTAAAGTTGCTAAAATAAAACAAGGACATGCTATTTTCTTTGCATCATTTATTAGACATAGAGTTAAACCTGTAATACGTGGTAACAGAAAATCTTTAGTAATGTGGTTTGGAGGTCCTCCGTTTAAATGATGATTAAAGCTGCATACTTTCCAACTGTTATTTATGCAAAAGATGTTAATTTAGATAATAGACTTTTTGAAAAAGAAGTTCTTGCTTGGGCAGATAAAGATAAAGGAATTAAACGAACTAATATGAACGGCTGGCATAGTCAAACCGAGATGCACAAGATACCTGTGTTTAAACCTTTAGTTGATGAATTATTTAAAATGATGAATGAAATATTTCCAGAAGAGTGGTTAGATAGAGAACCAATAATGGGAAATATGTGGGCTAATATAAACCCACCAGGCGCATATAACAGACCTCACGTGCATCCTAACAGTCATTTTAGTGGAGTGTACTATATTAAAGCACCTAAAAACTCTGGCGAGATAATATTTAATGATCCAAGAACAACAGCTCATATGGTTATGCCACACAGAAAAGAAGGCAAACCGCCATCACATTTGTGGCGAGAAGTTCGAGTAAACCCGTTGGAAGGTAGAATAATTATCTTTCCAGCCTGGTTGTGGCATTGTGTTGACCCTAACGAATCTAATGAT